TCTGGGAGAAATAAATGAGAATTTACGAACTTCAGGTAACGCCAAAACCAAAAGTTGATCAAAAAGCAACTGATCAAAAAAAGACACAAACAGTTTCACAAAGAGCCACAGCATTGAAAAGTATTACTGGCGGTGGTGCTGGTGCAAGTGGAAGCATGATAGCTAAAGGTATGGATAAAGTTGCGGCTGGAAGTACATTACCTCCTAATTTAATAAAAGCAATAGCACCTTATACACAAAGCATTCAAAAGATGATGCAAGATCCTCAATTATTTTCTAAATTTAAACTATTAATGAAACAAGCTAACGCCGGGCAATAAGCCGGAAGGTATATCTAAGAACCCTAGCAGTACATAAGTATTGTTAATGCAAGATTTTAGAATAGAACAATTATTATTTACTGAACAATTTGATGTGTATACTAATGTATACCCAAAAGCAACAGAAGTGAAAGAACATCTCACCCAACTTATTAAACAAGAAGGCGATAAACAGTACAGAAGAACAAATGTTCAAGCGAACATGACATCGTGGGACATGTTTTCAAATAAAGACTTTATTCCTATAATTGATTGGGTAATTGAAACTTTAAAACTAAGCGATACACCGTCTGCACCAAAAGATACAACTAAACTTTATTGTGTTGATTGCTGGGGTGCTACTTATAAGACTGGCGATTACACTAACCAACATGCTCATTGGCCAGCACAATGGTCTTTTATATATTATGTTGATGCTTGTCCAAAATGTGCTCCATTAGTATTCCCCGGAGCAGGTAAAGCCATCAAACCAAATACAGGATTGGTTATAATTTTTCCTGGACCAATATCGCATTCTGTACCAAAACACGAATGTAATCATAATAGAATTTGTATAGCTGGAAATATTGCATACGAATTAGAAAAAGCTAATCCAAAAAAAATTGCAGAAAACACTTGACATTAGACAAGAAAACAAGTATAATATACTAATAACCTGGAGGTAAGACATGAGTGACCGAACATACGGCCCCGAAGAGAAAGACAAATTAACAAGACTAGTAAATGAAGGAGCAACAGTTCTACAAGAAATTGAAGATCTTAATGCTGGATTAAAAGATACTGTCAAAGCAGTAGCAGAAGAATTGGATATGAAACCAACTCTTATTACTAAAGCAATTAAAATTGCTCATAAAGGAGATTGGTTAGCGACCGCTGATGCATTTGACGACTTAGAAACTTTAGTTGCCACGGTTGGCAAAGATAAACTGTGATATTTCGAATACAAAACTTTTTTAAAGAATCTTATAGATTAAGTCCTACAGCATTTTATTGTGAAATGATTGAGGCAAGTTTATTAATTAGTGCAAGTGCAATTCTTACATTTACTGTACTAGATCCAGCAACAAAGATTTTTATACCAATGTACTTTACTGGATCAATTTTTGGTATTATAAGTGCAGTCATTAGACGAGCGGCATTTGTTATTGTATTGTGTTCATGGTTTACTCTTATGAATGCTATAGCACTTTGGAAATTATTTTTATGACAATCTATATGGTAGACATAGACGGAACAATATGTTATACTGATGGTAACAAATATAAAGAAAGTAAACCTAAACAAGCTAGAATAGAGTATTTAAATGAACTATTTGATAAAGGCGATGAAATCCATTACTGGACAGCCAGGGGTGCAAAGTCTGGAATAGATTGGATAGAGTTTACTAAAGAACAATTAAAAGGCTGGGGAGTAAAGTTTACTTCTGTAAAAACAGGCAAACCACATTACGATTTATGGATAGATGATAAGGCAACAAGTGATAATGATTATTTTTGGCACGGTCCTAAGGGCCTACGTAGATAAAGGAGTATTAAATGAGTTACGTTGATGCTCTATTTGATAGAAATGCAGATATTCTTCGTGTTGTAGAACGCAAAGAAGGTAAAAGGCATTTTACTGAATACCCTATTAAGTATACATTCTTTTACAAAGACCCACGTGGCAAGTATAAAAGCATTTATGGTGATCCTTTAAATAGAATTGTTTCAAAGTCTACTAAAGACTTCCGTAAAGAACTTGCAATTAACAATACAAAACAATTATTTGAAAGTGATATTAATCCTATCTTTCAATGTTTAAGCGAAAACTATCTTAACGTTGATGCTCCGAAACTTAATGTAGCATTTTTTGATATTGAAACAGATTTTGATCCTGAACGTGGCTTTGCTGATCCTAGTGAGCCGTTTATGCCTATAACTGCAATTAGTGTACATCTACAATGGATGAATACTCTTGTTACTTTAGCAGTTCCTCCGAAAACACTTACAATGGAAGAAGCTAAAGAACAAACAAAGGAATTCCCTAATACACATTTATTCGAAAAAGAAGGAGATATGTTAAAAACATTTCTTGACTTAATCGAAGATGCTGATATTCTTACTGGTTGGAATAGCGAAGGATATGATATTCCATATACAGTTAATAGAGTAAGCAGAGTATTAAGCAAAGACGATACAAGACGTTTTTGTCTTTGGGGACAATTGCCTAAGAAACGTGAATATGAAAAATATGGCAAGAAGGCCGAGACTTATGATTTAATAGGTAGAGTACATTTAGATAGTTTAGAATTATATCGAAAATATACATACGAAGAAAGACATACATATAGACTCGATGCTATCGGTGAAACTGAAATTGGTGAAAAGAAAACTGTATACGAAGGTACATTAGATCAGCTTTATAACAACGATTTTAAAACGTTTATTGAGTACAACAGGCAAGACGTTGCACTACTAGATAAATTAGATCAAAAGTTAAAGTTTATTGATCTTAGTAACGAACTAGCACATGCAAATACTGTTTTACTACAGACTACAATGGGTGCCGTTGCAGTTACAGAACAAGCAATTATTAACGAAGCTCATGGCAGAGGTCTACAAGTTCCTAATAGAATTAAACGTGAACCAGGTAGTGAACCAGCCGCTGGTGCCTATGTTGCATTTCCTAAGAAAGGTTTACATAAGTGGATTGGTTCAATGGACTTAAATTCACTATATCCATCTGTTATTAGAGCATTGAATATGGATCCTGCAACTATAGTAGGACAACTAAGACCATCTGATACAGATGCAATGGTTGAAGAAGCAATGACACTACAGAAAAAATCGTTTGCAGGTGCTTGGGAAGGACGATTTGGTACACTAGAGTATGATGCTGTAATGGAGCAACGCAAAGATGTTGATATTACTGTTGATTGGGAAAATGGTGATGAACAACTAATGAGTGCGGCCGAAGTATATAATGTTATTTTTAATTCGCGAAATCCGTGGATGTTATCTGCTAATGGAACTATTTTAACAACTGAATTTGACGGTGTTATTCCTGGATTGCTAAAACGTTGGTATGCAGAACGTAAAGAATTACAAGCAATGAAGGGGAAAGCCATCGAAGCTGGTAATAAAATAGAAATAGCATTCTGGGATAAACGACAACTTGTTAAGAAGATTAACCTAAATAGTTTATATGGTGCAATACTAAATCCTGGTTGTAGATTCTTTGACAAACGTATTGGTCAATCAACTACACTTACTGGTAGGCAAATTGCAAAACATATGAGTGCTGAATGTAATAAAGTAATTACAGGCGAATACGATCACGTTGGTGATGCAGTAATTTATGGTGATACAGATTCTGTATACTTTTCTGCGTTTCCTATTTTGAAAAAAGAAATAGAAAACAAAGATATACCTTGGGATAAAGAAAGTGTTATTAAATTATACGACCAAGTAGCAGGCGAAGTTAATAAAACTTTTATAGAATTTATGAGTAAGGCTTTTCATTGTCCTAAAACTCGTGCAGATGTTATTGCCGCAGGTAGAGAAATTGTTGCAGAAAGTGGATTATATATTACTAAGAAAAGATATGCGGCACTAATTTACGATGAAGAAGGTGAACGTAAAGATACAAATGACAAGCCTGGTAAAGTAAAAGCAATGGGTTTAGACTTAAAGCGTTCTGATACACCTGAGTTTATGCAAAACTTCTTAAGTGAGCTATTGCTTATGGTATTAACTAATCAAACAGAAGCTGAAGTATTAAAACGTATTACAGAATTTAGAACAGAATTTAAATTACGTCCTGGATATGAAAAAGGTTCTCCGAAACGTGCAAATAAAATTGGAGATTATAGACGTAAAGAAGAAAAAGAAGGTAAAGCAAATATGCCCGGACATGTTCGAGCAAGTATTAATTGGAATACTTTAAAACGCATGAACGGAGACAAGTATAGTCAGGAAATTGTAGACGGTATGAAAGTTATTGTTTGTAAATTAAAACAAAATCCATTAGGGTATACAAGTGTTGCATATCCAACAGACGAATTACGATTACCTGATTGGTTTAAAGAACTTCCATTTGACAATGATGCTATGGAATCAACTATTATAGATAACAAACTAAGCAACTTAATTGGAGTACTTGATTGGGATATCCAAAGTACATTACAAAATAACACATTTGGTTCGCTATTTGACTTTGGAGGTAATGAATAATGCATGGAATGATAGATTTAGAAACATTAGGTACTAGTCCTGATACAGTAATACTAACTTTAGGAGCAATTAAGTTTGATCCTTATACTAATGTTGAACCATCAGACGGACTATACTTACGTGTTAATGTAGACGATCAAACAGAGATAGGTCGTACTATCGACCAAAGCACTTTAGATTGGTGGGGCAAACAAGACGAAAGCATACGTGAAGAAGCTCTTGGTGACGGAGATAGAGTTGGTTTAAAAGAATTAACTAAAAGCCTAAATAAATGGTGTGTAGGCTTAGATTATTTGTGGTGCCAAGGTCCACTATTTGATTATGCTATCTTAGAAAATCTATATAAGAATTTACAAATTCCGATTCCGTGGAACTTTTGGCAAATTCGCGACAGTCGTACATTGTTTGCAATGATGCCTAAAGACCCTCGTAAAGCAATACAGAGCGACGCACACAACGCCTTAGCAGATTGTTACTATCAAGCTAAGTGTGTACAACAAACATATAAACACTTTAATATAACCAAATGACTTTAAAAGGAGACTTATATTGATGGGTATACTAGTTGAAGGGAAAACAAAGTTAATTGAAAAGGGCGAGAATCCTTTTACAGTTAATATGGTAGCAAAGGATTTTTTAACAGGTGGTGATGCCGCTAAAAAAGAAGAACTTACAGATATAGGAATACAAAAAACAAAACAAGCATCAAATGTATTTAAAATGCTTGAAGAAAAGCATATACCTACATCTTTTATTGAACAAACAGCACCAAACACAATGCTACATGAAGAATGCGATATGTTGCCGCTTGAGTTTGTTGTTAGGCGTTATGCATTTGGTAGTTACTTAAAACGTAACCCACAATGTGGATATAATGAAGACAATATATTTCAAAGAGCACCACAATGTTTTCCAGAACCTGTTTGGGAACTTTTTCATAAACATTCTGTTGTAATGCCACCTCTTGTAAACGAACCTACACAGATGGATGAAAATAATGCTAGAGAAAAATATCTAGTAGATGGCAAATGGGCTGAAGGTGTATATACAGATCCATATATTAATATTAGAGCTGGTCAATGGGAATTATACTCTGCAAAAGATCCTATACTTGCAAATAATACTTTAATGGATACAGGAACAGTACTTAATGAGCGAGAATTAGATAGTG